AAGTAACTGCCCACATAAAAACACTCTAGTAAATAAGTTCCAGTTGCCAAATCTGATGGCATAGTAAATGTGGTTCCCGTTAAGTTCTGGTCATCAAACGTGCTTGTACTTTCAGCTTCGGTTACGTTCCATCTTACTGATTTATTAGCTCCACGAACCGTATCAAATCCATACCAGCTACCTGTAGAATCTGTACGTTTAATACGAACCATCGCACCACCACTGACAGTCTTAGGCAACGTAACCGCTGTCGTTGATCCGTTGCTGTGGCTAATTCCAGCTTCGATGTAGTATTCATCTTCATAATTTACTACGGCTGGGGTTGGTAGGTTTTGGGTTGCTATCTTCTTAGCATTTGTTGGTGGTGTATACGCGTAAGCAGTTTGACCCGTATTTAATGTAAACACTGGAGTTCCTGTCCCACCTTGAGTGAACAGTGGAGTAAGTCTTCCCGTGATACCTGTTGCATAAGGATTTGAATCAGCATTTGGGTTGCCGCTTAACTCATATGTACCGTTCTTGTGAAACCATATGTCACCATCGCGAACAAAGAAACCTACAACGTCACCAGCAGTATAGCTATTAACGCTTGAGTCTGATCCACCAGAGAATGGATAAAGATAACCATTGGCTTGCCAACTGAACGGTGTGCCACCTCCACCCGTAGCGTAAGTCCAAAATTTAGCAACGCCGACACCACCACTTCCCGCATCAGTATTCATTGTAACTTCAAAGTAATAACCATCAGTATCTTCGGCATCAAAGAATATAGTGCCTTGTGAATTTTGATCACCATTGGTCAAGGCTGCTGTTAAGTTTCCATTAGAGAACGACTGAGTATGACTAGGTTTTACTGATAGGGGATTCCAAGTACAATAATTACCATACTCATTATCTGCATCATTTGTCGGAGAATCTGAGGTGGCAGTTATTGTGCCTGTCTTGGTGAAGTGGTTTACGCCATCTCCCCCTTCAAACATAGCAAGTTCGCCCATCGTGCAGTTAGCACCGTCCTCACTAGCTGTGATGTTTACTCTATATTTGTTATAAGAAGTGGTGTTAGTAAAAGTATGAACTCGTTGTTCGTTTGCAGAGAAAGCGGCCCCGTTTGTAATCGTTGTGATGGTAACCCAAGCCGATCCGTTCCATCCATCAATCGTGTAATTCTTTGGCATTTCAGCCTGAGAACTTGAAGGGGCTTGAAGGATCATCTTCTTGATAACTTTGCCAGTTCCAAAGTCGTACCCAATCCAACCAGCTTGTCCAGCTGCGTTACGCGCCCACCGTGTTGAAGTGTTTTTATCAAATGCTTTCCACGCTGCATATGTAGTGCCATTTGATGAGTCATAAATAGCTTCACCACTTGGTGCAGTAAAATTAGTCATCGTCGGTATTGAATCATTCTGAGCGTAACCAGCGTCTGGTGTAGAGCTATCAGTACCAGCCGCTACATTAGCACCGCCTTCCAATAAGAAGCCATTCGTGCCAAACCGCACACCTTCAGATTCTGGTTGGAATACAGCAACAAGCCCAAACGTAGTTGCTGACCCTGAAGGATCGGCGGTAATAGTCGGAGTTGCTGCCGATGAATAATTTTTAATAGCTCCTGAATGATAGTGAGTGGCTGAAATTTGTTCGTCAAAGTTTTCAGTAAGTTCTGTCCATGTCTGAGACGAAGAATTAGTGTCATAAACATAACCAACAACGAGACTACCTGCCGCCGGTACGTCTACTGCAAAGGACAATGCGTCACTTCCTGATGATGCTTCAGCAAGTGCAACTTGATGCAACTTTCCAATATTTGTTGTTGTTACAACTTGAATTCCGCACCGATTCATGTTGGCTGAATGTACAATAACTATGTCTGCCGTTGTCCCAGTTGGGACAGTCGCGTAATAAGAACTCAACCCGTATGAAGTTTGCGTTTGTGCCGAATATGCCTGTGTAGCAGCAACTCCACCGATAGTTACACTTGTCACACTGTACGCCGCTGACGTTTCTTTTAATGATCCAAAGTTTACTATGACAACACGATCTGATGTTGCTGTGCCTATTGCTTGGTTGCTGAATGTGTATGTTGATGCAACGGATGAACTTACACTGTTGTCGGTAGCTGCACCTGTAACATCAGAACCAGTGATTGTATAGGTTTCTTCAACTTTGTTGATCTTCCAAAAGCCATCGTCTGTCACTTCACCGAATGATGTTGGGTCTAGGGCTTGACCGTCGATAAGGATTGCTCTTGCTACATAGCCACCTATTTCCTCAACTGGGATACTTGTACCCGACCAACAACCTATATTCTCAGTTCGTCCCGAAGTATTAACATGGGCTAATGCATTCTGCGAGGTCCAATCTGTATCAGTAGACCAATCAGTTATTTCTACTCCATTGTAGTAAATTGTTTGTCGATCTGCGGCAGTTGCTTGAGTTGTATCGTTCTTAACGGTTACAACTCCATAACCACTTGGGTCACGAAACAGTTGTGTTGATATCTTACGCATTGTGTATGCACCAGATAGCAGATTACCTACAAACAACGTGTTGTCGGCTTGCATCTGAATAAGGAAACGATCACTGTCATTAGCTCTTGTTGTAGATGAATACAGTGTAGCGGCAACCCCTACATCCGCCAACTTAAACACAATATCAATCGTGAATGTCCTCTGATTTGATGTTGAGCCGATTATATGCGTTAAATACCCACTGCTACCATCAAACAGCCCACTGCCCTCAATGATATGCCCAGCATCTGCTCCACCTGCACCAGCTGCACCTATTAATATATTATTACCCAGCATTTATTAAGCTCCTGCTTTAACATCTAATGAAGCTACTGCATGTATATCAGTAGAAGTTCTAACTATATAATCTATCCTGTCTACAGCGGCTGCAGCTGTCGATAAGGTAGGTACTGTCCCGCCTGCAAAATGCCATTCAGTTGCATAGGCTAATGTCCTACCCCCAGTACCGTCTTGTACTACAAAGATTGAACCACCGGACCCTACCGCTGCATTAGTGGGGGTACTCAATGTACGGTTACCTCCTAAGGTTAGGGCAAAGTTTGATCCTTGATTAAACGATAGTGATACTGAAGCTGCGTCAGTCAGTGTCAATACATTTACAATAGTATTCTTAGTTACATGGATGGCTGTCACACCAACTGATGTTGCTACTACAGCCGCTGCAGATACTATAGCACTAAATGTGTGTGAGGTTGAACTCACATGTCCAGTAATTGTACCACCCGCCAAAGGTAGTCTAGATGCGATTGATGTTGCCAAAGCTGCACTGACTGTAGTGATCTTACCATTCACTGAAGTGATGGCAGTCAAGTTAGTTTTAGAGAGTACCGACACTGCAGCTATATGAGTATTACTATTACCTATAGAAGTTGTTAGGGCAGCACTGACTGCAGTGATCTTACTATTGATTGAAGTCGTTGCAGCCAAGTTGGTTGCTGTCAGTACAGATACGCCAGCTACCACAGTATTTACTGATGTTATAGCAGTTAAATTAGTTTTTGATAGGACAGATACTGCAGCTACTACAGAGTTTACCGATGTTATAGCAGTTAAATTAGTTTTGGATAGGACAGATACTGCAGCTATATGAGTATTGCTATTCCCTATAGAAGTTGTCAGAGCTGCGCTGACTGCCGTGATCTTACTATTAATAGATGTTGTAGCAGCTAAATTAGTGGCAGTCAATGCTGATACCGCTGCTACCACAGTATTCACTGAAGTTATAGCAGTCAAGTTAGTTTTAGATAATACAGATACGGCATCCACCCTAGATGTCATAGCCGCACTGACTGTACTTAGGTTGGCTGCAGTGGCTACAGCATTACCTCCAACTGTGATTGCTGTTGTAGCCGCCAACGTTCCAACAGAAACTACAGCACTGAAGACACCTGATGTACCGCTGACCACACCTACAAAGTTTGCTGCTTGTATTGAGGCCTTAGTAACTACCTGAAGTGTATTGGAAGTAAAGTCTGTCAGGGATGTGTCATAACCTTCAACAGTTAGGGACTCGGCAAATAGGTTGGTTACAGATACGTTTGTGGCATTGATCTGTGTTGCACGTAGAGAAACTAAAGCTACGTCTGTCAAGGATGTGATACCATCCACAGTGAATGCAGAGGCAAAATGACCTGATCCAGTAACGGAAACAGTTCCAGCACCATGAATGTTACCAACATTTAAGGTTTGTGTACCTAGTGTGGCTATTGAAACAGCTGTTGGGATACCTATACTTACTACCTGACCGAATGTATTGACTTCAGCCTTCATGAATGGGCCATATGAGGCTGATGTAATACCGGTTGTGTTTAGTGCTATAGTTGGGTTACCGGATACACCATTACCATTGGTGACTGATACACCTCCACCGCCTGTAAGAGTCCTTCCTGATATCCCACCGGAACCATTACCGACTACTAATCCTGTAGTACCTGTTAAATCTGATGATGCATTCAATGCTGACACTGAAGCTGTTAATGTGACACCCCCAATCTGAAAGGCACCTGTTACGTTTAAGGTGTTGGAACTCATTTGGATAGGTCCTTGAGTACCGTCACCATCTTCTAATTGCTGCAGTGATGTAGTTAAGCCTGAGTTGACACCTAAGGTGTTTACCTTCAATAGGTCTTTATAGGTATTGGCAATCTTCTTACCTGTTAATGTAGACATCTTAAGTTAAACTCCAGTAAGTGTCTTGATCTTCCCAGAGAGACTGTTGTTTATCCCAGTCTAATTGTCTCTCGTTGAAATTTTCAGGACTGTTATATCTGACAATACCCTCAGGTCTAGCATAGGCCGCTTTATTCTGTGGGTGGTTCTTTAAATCATACCTACCATCAAAGTCTGTGGGGCACATTAATGAGCCGTAGCTATTCTTTTTTAGTATGTTAAGCTTATAGCTCCATCCACAGCCTTCACAGATTCCAAACATATTCTTTTTAGACATGGTTGATTAGACCCTATTTAGTTTAGGTCTGAAAAATAGTGAAGTTCTTTCACGATCTTCTGACATGGCATCTTTAAGCCTTTCAGTGTACTCAGCCTTCAATAGGGCAATTCTTTCTACTGCAACATTGGGACGTTTTATAGATAGCTGATAGGCTAGGCCTACTGTTAAGCATGGTAGGAATCTTCTGGGGACATCAGCAGTTTGAATGGCAGACTTATCAACATCTTCCAAGTATCGGAACTTCTCAAAATGTATTATGTCTGTACTGTTCTCAGGGAGGGGCCATACAAATACATTTGCAGTATCCCTTGAACGTCTAATGGCATACTGATTAGGTCTTCCTGATTGAGTCTTGTTGGGGATTAGTAGGTACTCTTCCATGCTAATTCTTGATAGCTGAGTAGAAGAGTTGTTACGTTCTATAACAGCCTCTAATACATCAATGGTGCTTGGGTCTAAGATATATGTAGACGTACTGGCAGCTACTGTAACTGCAGTAGTCCCTACAGTCCATAGGTTTACACCTTTGTTCTGCCAGTCTGTTAAGATAAGGTTGATGCTTCGACGGGCACTCTTAGGTTCATGACCAAGGGTTGTCTCACCGCCGATCATCTCAGTTGCTTCCTGAATGACCTCATCTATATCTAGATTGAAATTATAAGTACCTGAAGTAGCCATGATATCCTATCTTTTGCGTCCCTGTTTAACTCTCTTTAGTGTATCATTATTTGGTTTCTTTGCAAGCTTCTTACGAACATGAGGCCCTTTTGAAGGCTTTCGTTTGATTTGCATAGGTATCATTGATCTATTCATTGCCATTATTATTATTTATCTCCTAGTAAGGTTTGCATCCACGGGTGCCATAATTAGTTTTAGTGCCTACTTTACCACCAGACATACGCTTTACAGCTCCACCTTTTTTATAGTTAAATTCAGGGACTGAACCATAGGTAACAGATTTACTATTTTCTTTCTTGACTTTACCACCAGCCTTACGATAGGTAGTTCCACCAGTAGCCTTCTTAACAGGGTCCATGCTATTATACTGCCGACCATTCCAGCGGAAGTTACCGGTCTTAGATACTGGGTACTTCTTACCGTCAACGACCATGCTAGTCTCACCAGCTTTACGAGCCTTCTTAGCAGCCCCGAATGCTTTGTTGAAAGCCTTGGCACTGTCTGAACCTTTGGAGAATGTGTGGAATGTATTGCCGCCTTTAGCTTTACCACCACCAACTTTAACACTGCCGGTTACTTTGGAGCTTTTATCTGATGGACCTTTCTTGACTTTACCACCAGCCATGCGTTTAGCTATAGTATAAGTTTTTTCATCTTCATCTCCAACAACCTTATTATTTTTATTTAGTTTATATTTGTTATATGATCTGCTAGGTACACCCTTGGAATCAATTTCATATACAGGAAGTTTTTTAGGAGGATTCTTAGCCTTAATAGCCTTCTTAGGAGCTTTAACTCCCGGTGCGCGTTTGATATCCTTTCTAGACTTTGCAATCTCAGACTTCATAAGCTTCTTATCAGCTTCGGAGATTACATTGGAGCCACGCCCAGTCATCTGATCCTTACTCATTCCTTTGTAGGGGTTTTTAGCTTTACCAGCTGTGAAGTTAATCTTCTGACCTACCCTGATCTTGTTAGCATCTTTGATGCTGGGGTTGGCCTTCATGATAGCTGCAATAGTTGTACCATTCTTCTTGGCAATAGCTGATAAGGTATCACCTGACTTGACTTTATACTTCTTAATATCATTAAGACCCTGACGAGCTATCTTAAGTAGATCATTCTCAGTCTTTGGTTGGGTCGTTTTACCTACAGGATCGGAAGCTTTTGTTCCAAACATTTTACGCATATCTGACATTACACCCATGATTATAAACTCCTTGCCTTTCCCCAGCCCCTTTGAGGACCGATTTTACCGCCTGTTTTACGTTTGATAGTTCCACCAGTCTTATATACAGACTTCTTAGGTTTTACAGTTCCACCAGCTTTAGCTGTACGAATTTTGGTAGGCTTCTTAACCTTAGAAGTCTTAACACCACTGGAGTCACGAGTTGGTCTTCCAAGAATTTCATCAATCTGTTTCTTAGTTAAACCATCCATCCAAGATGCTTTGGCTGTTTTAATAACTCCACCTTTTGCACGTTTAATTTTCTTTACTCGCCCACCAATGTTTGGTAACTTCTTTAAAGGAGGTAGACCTTTCTTCTCACGACGTTTATTAAGCGCCTCAAGAGTTAGTTGCTTCTTCATAGGAGGTAAAGTTTCTTTAGGGGCTTTAGGATCAACCTTCACAGGCTGCTTCTTCAAAAACTTGACACCAACCTTATCTCCAGCTTTACGGATTTTGCCTTGATGAACAAGAGTCGCTTTGTCTTTAGGGAGTGAACCAGCAGTCCCTTTAACTCTGATATCTTTCTTATTTGCACCTTTACCATAAGCATCTGGCTCACCTTTTTGAGCCTTCTTCATATTACCTATTACGTTTGATACTCTTTGGATATCTTCTTTAAGTTTAGGAGTAGGGTTTTTCTCGTACTTTTCCTTCAGTTTTTTAAGTTTTTTATCTTCACGATCAATAGCTACTCCTCTAGCTTTAACGGCTCCACCAGCATCTTGACGGTTCTTTTTAACTTGCGAGTCAGCGCGTTGAGCTTTGTTAGCTAAACGTTCTTTAGCTAAAGCTTCCTTACCTTTACGACCACGGGCTTTATTAGAGCCGCCTTTTTTGATAGCCCTAGTAGCTAGTTTTTTAGCTTTAAGAAGTAATGCCATTTTTTTTACCCTTTATTAAATTATAAATAGTTATTAACGCTTAAGATTTATTTATTACGTTTCATAGCAGCTTTTTTCTTAGCCGCATTCTTAGCTTTTTGAGCCGGGGTTACTTTATTGACAGGGCGTTTCATATCCATCAACTTCTGAATCTTAGCATCAATAGCTTTATTATATGCCTGTGTCTTAGGACCAGCCTTTTTCTTAGGGAAACCCTTCTGACCCCCTTCACGTTTGATTTGTGTTTTAGATTCAGGCTTCTTCTTTTTACCTGAAGCTTTCCTAGCAATCTTCATTCCCAACCCTAATAACTTACCTTGCATACTCATATCTTTAATTCCTATCTAGCGTTTACGAGCCTTGCCCCAACCACGTTGTTGAATGCTTTTCTTTTTAGAACCTATCTGACCGCCATGCATACGCTTGTCGAAGAAATCATCAGGATCAATCCTGACATCACGATCTGCTCCACGCATGAAGTCACTTGCCTGACCTTCACCTGTCAAGCCATGAACTGGATCACCAGAGTCAAAGGCTGTACCTGTACGTTTGTCAGGGCCTTTACCGGTTCCTGAAACACCACCTTGGTGGGCCATACCACTTAAACGAGATTCAAAATCTTCATAGGCCTCACGTTGCTCAGACTTACGTTGGGCTTCTTTCTTTTTAGTTCTTGATAACTTAGGCTTAGTACCTACACCCTTACCAACCGTAGTAGTGAAAGACTTTCTACCTTCCTGATCACGGGACTTCATAGCCTTGCGAAGTGTATTAGATGCTTTAGATTTATCCTTATCAGAGTTTAAAGCAGCCTTAGCTTTCTTTTTCATCTTCTTTGGAGCCTTCTTAAAGGATGTTGGTGTTTTAACTTCACCCTCAGATTTAGGAAGTCTAGACTTTTTAGCAGCTTCAGCTTTAGTATCCATAACTTTCATGACACGCTCAACACGGGGCTTACCAAAACCTTTTACTGCAGCTTCTCTACCATGCTTACCGGCAAACTTCTTAATAGCCGATTGAGGTACACCCTTCTTATCTTTTCCTGAGTATTTACTGATGACCCGTTTGGCTAGGTCTAATACTTTACTGCTTATTGCTTTTGCCATTTTTAAGCTTCCTTAACATTTGTTACTGGTTGTTGCATATCATCTCGTCTTGTACGGTTAGCTTGATTACGGAGGGCCATCACAGCTTCTTTATATTTACTGTCATAGTTTCCGACAGCTGAATAGTTCTTTTGAAATAGTAGGGCTTCTATCTGAGAACCATAGAATAGGGCATCATAACAAAAGTCTGTAAAGTAATTATTGTCATTGGTGCTTGTCAGGGTTACTGGTCTACTTATATGTGCAACTGTGCCATTCAATGTAGCGGATGGGGTGGGTGCCACATTGATTGCTGTATTTGTAAGTCTGGTGTAGTATTTAGGTGTACCGGTTGATGCTGATACAGGCCAGTAGTCATTCAGATACTCACTGGTCCTCATCAACATATTAATCTTAGTACCTGAGTTTTCAATGTAGAAGTTCTTAATTATACGTGTACCCACTGGGAGAGTTACAGAATTATTATTTATTGAGACTGCTACAGAGGTATAGGTTACTAGGCCTGTATCATCCAAGTCCTTAGTAAGTTTCTCTTCAGCCCGATTGATCATACTGGGGATATATTCTAGAAACTCTGCACCATCATTCTCATTGACCCTGATCAACTCTGTAACTAATTGTGAGTAACTTGACATGTTTTATTAGCCGTATGTTACTGTTATGGTCGATGCAGAGGTAGGAGCAGCTATTGATACTAATCCATCAACCTTTAATCCAAAGTCTGCAAAGTTAATATTTACATGATCGGATGCGGTAGCCACAGTAAACATAAAGATGTTACCGGCAATATTACCCAATGGTGTAGTAGATGTACCATTAATGGTAAACTTACCAACACCTGTAGCATAGATTGATCTAATACGTGTGTCTTGAATAACTACACTAGTGGTAGCGTCAACTAAAACTCCGCTTCCGTCTAGATAAGCTGAACGAATATTGGTAGCCATATTATTTATTCCCCGTGGTCAATACATTATATCTTTGATAATTAGGAGTATAAGGTCTCAATAGGTTATACGCAAATAAAAAGGCCCACCAGCTTAATAGCTAGTAGGCCTTAATACTATTAGTTAGTGTAGGTAACTACCCAGATCAACTTGATCCAGAAGCACCAAACCACTGCCGCCAGTCTGACCAACCGAAAGCATAACGCTCACGACACTTATAGCGGATGTTGCCGGTATCGAAATCAGGCTCCATCTTAGTCTGTAGACCAACACGGTCAAACATCTTAGTACCATTAGACTGATCCGTCTTTAAGAACCAAGCATTGGTATCGGAGAAGCGACGATTAACGAAAGCTCCACCGGGAACAGTGCCCATGCTCATGATAGCGTTGATGTTGTTCTGTGCGTATCCTGTGCTGTCGCTTGAACCGGCAGTAGTTGTACCGGGGCTGCGAAGGATTTGCTCAGCAGTGAACCCTAAATCACTAGGGATGTGTAGAGACTTAGCGCTTGCACCAACTAGGATGTTACGCTCATCCTTAATCTTGGAGATTGCAATAGATGCGGTCTCCAATGCAGCTTCAGATAGGTCAGTAGCACCGATTAGGTTACTCTGATTACCTGACAAAGTCGGGTGAGCATTACTGATCATTGCTACACCATCACCACCAAGGTAGGATGCTGAGAATGCATTGTTGTACACATCAGCTGCCTTGACTTGCTTTGTATTACTCATGGCACGGGCCAGAGCTTTAGCACGAAGCTTGGCAAACGAATCATAAAGATTGTCTTCCATAGCTTCTTCGGTGATAGCAAAAGCTAGGGCAATCGTTTCCATAGTGTAACGAGCCGTATAGCCTTCCTGTGCTTCATCATAGGATACGGAAGAACCTTCATCCTTAGTTGGAGCTGTTCCGAAACCTGTGAAGAGTACTTCTTCTTCAAAGGCACGATCTGAGGACTCAGTTTCAAATAGAACTTTATGCTCATCTGCAACTTCACCATATTCCATACCGAAGACTTCATTAAGTCCCGGTAGTAATTGCTTACTTATCGCTGAACGATTAATAGCCATTTTTTAATTTCCTTTCCTATTAAGTAGCTGATAAGGCAACAGTGACATATGCATCAGCATGGGTGAGTAAACGAACTTCAACCTTTGTGAATGCGTCACCGATAGAGTTACCGGGTTCTTTGATGATTGCGATAGGCACTAATGCACCTGTCGCAGCTCTAGTTGATGGCTCAAGACCGAAGCCTGAACGACCAGTTACTGTTGAACCAGCGCCAAGTGTAACAGCCATTGCAAACGTGTTTAAGTCGCCAGCGGTTACTGGGGCATCAGAGTTAATAGCATACGTCTGCCGCTCATCATCATAGATGTAGGCTTCGATATTACTTGCTGACGTTCCAGAGGGCCAGTACTTAGACCATGTAGGTGTGCCATTCACATCATACTTAACGCCTGCAAAGACTCCAAGTACTTTTTCAGTGGTGGCTGCATAGACGTTGATATTACCAACAGTCGTTTTAACTAGGTCGCCAGAAAAGATATTCGCAGCATAACCAGAGGCGATAGAGTAGACGTTAGTACCTGAAGTATTGGCACCTGCTCCTCGCTTACGGTATGGACGAAGACCGTCGAGTGCTTTAGTAGTACTCATATTGTATTCTCCTAAGTGGATTAATTGGATAAAATGTCAAGGGTAACTAGGGTTTCCTAATTAACTAAAAGAAGGGGTTCGACCTTTCGTAACTTGACTACGAGATCGGTTGGAAATGGGCATACGAGAATCATTTGCTTGGTCAAGCTGTGAGTGAACTGCGTCAATCATTTCTCGACTTTTATTCTCATAGTATTCTTTCCGTGCCACAGCTTTTCCTGTCGGTATTTTTGCGAGACCTAAATCTCCCCGGCATACCGTTCCTGTGTGGCGACCTGACTCCTTCACGAAAGAGTTATATTCCATTTCTGGGGCTTCTTCAGACTGTACAAACGACCAACCTTCATGGAGGCGCTTACCAAGATTAGAGACATCATCCTGACCTTTGAGGGTCATCCTGATCCATCTGAGGGACATACCTTGAGAACTAAACCTGTCCCGAACTTCTTCGGGGATTTCTAGGAAGTCTGGTTCTTCAAACGTGTATTCTTCCTGTCTGGTATTCTGCTCTCGTTCATTGGAACTACGTGTATTAATTTCTGGGAACCGTGACATATTATTTACCTCCGCGATTAATGTTGATTGTTGAATATTCACCGTCTGCTGCTTCAGCTTCTAACTTACTGGCTGCAAAACGATCCAATGGTATATCCCACTTTTGGGCCATTGCTACATCTTCACGGGTCAACTTAACTTTGTTGGACTTCCCGCCAGACAGTGTTGGTGCAGTTGTACGCGATCCTCCTGCAACCATCTGAGGAACTTTAGCTCTAGGCTTAGGCTCCTGAGTTTCTTCAACTAATTCTTCAACTTGTTCTTCTTGAGCTACGTCAAACTTCTTAGGGAAGTTCTCCCGTAGTCGCTGATCGACCTCATCATAGAACTCATCATCTGATGGGTCAAAACCTTCAGCCTTTAATTGTGCATCAATATGTAATGCAGCGGCTGTTAAGACTTTGTCTTCACCGAACCATGTATTGTCTTCAGTCCATGCTACAGCTTTGGGGTCATAGTTAGCTTCTTGTGGCTGTGGTGCTTGGATAGTTTCTTTAGGTTCTTCAGTGTCCTCAAAATCTTTATAGGCTTCTTGACTCTGCTTATTAAGCATCATCTCAGCTTGAGATTGAGATAGATTAGTTTGGGCTTGAACAATAGCATCTGTGTCTTCAGATTCTAATGCTGCCTTATAACTATGTTGTGCCTGTGTAATACGATCTGCAATAGCTTTTCCTGTTGCATCCATATTAGCTTTTTGTGTCTTAGTATATTCAGTTGCCTGTTTTTTAATAGTGGCTTCCAACTCTCTGATACGGGTTTCACGATTGACTAGCTGGTCATCCCGGTCTTTACGTTGTTTAATCAGTTGTCGGATTCGCTTTTGGGCACCTTTTGTTTCGATACCGTCAAGTTCTTTTGGGGGTTTAACAGACTCTTCTTTAGTCTTTAAAGATTCTTTAGGGTCACTTTCGATTTCAAACTCTACTTTTGGAGTTTCTTCTTTTGATTCCCTTGGGTCTACTTTCGACCATTCATCTTTATCTTCTTCGATCTCAATCTCAAGCTGATCTTCAGCCATATTTATTCTCCTACGTTGGCGGTGAACCAATCGGTCTTAATATTCACCTATAGTTTATTGTATAACATACCTTTAGGGGTCTATGCAAATTAGATTAATTTGATAGGTTGTATGTTGGGTCTAGGTCTGATGCATCATCCAGTGTCATTACTGCCTGATCATCATAGATCAATAGGAGTTTAATACCCTTATAGATCATCTTTGTCCCTACATGCTTATGGTATGAGATGGTGTCTCCAACTTTACACCATGGCCCATTGGGGAACTTTTCTTTATCTTGGTAGGCCGTATCACCCAGAGAGAGGACCCGACCAACTGTTGTTAGGTAGGCCATGTCATCACGGGTTGAGTCAGGTAGGATGATACCACTCTTTGTCTTGGCTTTTACTGAGACAGGTCTTACTAGGATATGGTATCCATTTAGTTTGGGTAACTTTTTAGGATCAGGCTTATCAGCATCTTCAATCCATTCGTCGTTCTTTAACGCTCCAGCTATTGGCATCTGCATATTAAAAATCTTCCTTATCTATTTCATCTAGGTTTTTAGTTAAGATATCCTTGATGAGTGCTTGAGCATGATACATACCTTCAACTTTACCTACCATAAACTGGTACTCTGCATAGTCGTTGGCTACACCCCTACTCAAAGAATCAACATGGGCATCAATGTCTTGCTGGATAAGATGATTGATCTCTTTATATATAGTCATAATGTTAGTTATACACAAGGACTATTTTATATGCTAGGACTTTTTAGTTTTATTATCGTCCACTAGGAGCTTACCTATAACATCACCGACCTTCATACGTTCCTCTTGAGTGAAGGACTTGTCTTGTTTGATTAGGTCAGTCATAGCTTTGATTGCTTCCTTCTGTAAAGCTAGACTACGATCTTTGGTCTTTTCTTCGATCTGGGTTAGTGCAGTGGCACCCTTTTCATAGGCCTTCAATGCTAGTTCTTTTTCATCTAGGTCTATCTTACGGTTGGCAATCTGTGACTCACTCAACTCTTTTGCTAGGGTTCCTTCAACACGTTTGTCATCAATGATTAATCTTTGCTCTTCCAATTTAACCATCTGTTCTTCAGGTGAACTTGGGCCTTTATCTGCTGCAGCTTTGTTGGCTTCCATAACCTGTGAAGCTGCCTGTGTCATAGCCATCTGTAGTACCTTAGGGTCTTGACCATCAGCACCTTTGGTCAGCTCTTTAGTCACCCCATTCATCTGTTCTTGGTATTTCATGATGCTGTGTTCTTGAATGTTTGCAGTGATTAGGGGGACTATCCTCTGCATGATGGGTGATCCACCATTGGCAGGGTCTTGTAGGTAGGCCATCTTAACCTGTATGTGTGCATCATGTTCCTGACCTGCAAAAGCTTTGATGGGCATACCTTTAACTGCAGCCATCAAGTCTGATACTGGGTCCAGTGGTTGTGCATCAGGCTTCTTAGGCATGATCCTGTCTAGGTTGGGCATGTTTGCTGATTGGAGGATAGTCTTATTTAATTCCTCCATGTCAAACATACCTGCAGGGGAGGTCTGGGCCATCTGCATAGCCATCTGGTTCATCATCATCCTGTGTGCATTGGATGGAACATTAGGGTCAGATACTGGGATGACATCAATTTCGCCATCATAGTCAGACTTTAGGGCTTTGTTATCATAGTCATTAAGCTCATAGGGGTACTCATCATCCAGAAACTCATAGTTGAGTCTGGCAAGAATCTTAAGTTCTTCCTTCTGTGCCTTATGTAATCTTTTATGTACAGATGAGAAGAACTTACCGGAAGCTTCAAGTAGGGCCATGGTAGTCCCGACTGGACCATTGTTATTACCGTCTGAGATAACTTTCTCTGTAGAGTCTGCAAACTTCTCGCCAATACTGGAAACAAACTGGAGCATAGAAAATAAAGTCTGTGATGGTTCTTTATAGGGGAGTGGCACAATAGACTTAGTTAAGTCCATACCAGTTGCCTCTACTTCTTTAAATTCACCGGGGGCTATAGGATCATTGTCACCGGTGATACGAACTCCCTTAGCTTTGAAGCCTGCCGGTAGTGTGGCGAACTGACCAGCATCCACTAGGGCACGTAAGGCACTTGTGGCTGTCATAGTTAGATTGCCTAGGAAATGCATTAAACCTAAGCCATAGAATCCGAAGCCGGGGACAAACTTATAGTGGACAAAGAAGTCTTTCTTTATTCTACGGGGATCATCAGCATTATAGTTCCTACGGATTGATAGGATAGTTCCACTGTCAAGGTCTAGTGTAACTATGTAGGGCAGGGTAAGCTCAGTATCGTCCTCATCAACTTCGATGTCTAGGTAGGTATGCTGCTCCAGTAGTGTAAACTGAGGATCATACTCAGCCTGTGGAGATACACCCATAACCTCATTCATCTTGATAGCCATACCAGCCAAGTTTGGCTCACTAGCCTCACCTAAGTCTATATCCCTATACATACCGGACACTACTTCACGTTCCATCTCTATGGGTGATCTATAGATGACCTGTGTATACCTTGCAGCCTTCTGTAAGGATGTGGCAAAGTTTGATATGTAGAACTGATTAATTGGGACAAACTCTGAAACGTTTACACCCAGACCCACATCATGGTAGACCTTCTTGAATGCTGATCCGAATAGTGGTAGATGGAATAGCATCCGCTCCTGTTCATCAAAGTACTCAGGCATCTCATCAGTGATCTGATAATTCATATGGTTCTTGATACGGTTGGCCTGATTTAGTTTACCTTCTGTTTGTTTACCTATTACCTTAGTCTTGACTGGTCCTGAGGCAGGCAACAACTCTTGTATGGCCTTAGATTGGAACTTTACTGCAGACTCAATCAGTAATGGATGCACTGCAGTACAGGCACCTTCAAATGGTTCTGATGTTTCTTCAATCTTAAGACCTAATAAGTCGAAGCCTTTGTCAAACATCTGTTCCCACTCTTCTCTGGAGGATTTGTCAGACTCATAGGCATTGATTACGTTTGTGGATATTTCCTGTAGGTCTTCTTCGTCCATCTTGTCTACTAGGTTTTCATAAAAACCATCAGTTGACTTGGGATCAAATTCCGGTATTTCTGACTCTTCATTACCTTCAAGGTCAATAACTACGTTACCATCTTCATCAAATTCTAATGTAGACATGGGAGACTCAAGATCATCCTCCGTAGGATCAATCATAGGCTCATCATTCATAATAGGTTCGTTGGGGTTCTTAGCTATAGCCATGGTTGATTTATATCCAATATTAATTTATGTTTGACTGTACCGATACTAATATTCTGGAGTATATAGGCTAAGTGCCATAAATGCAAATCCTTTTAGACTTTCCAGTATGCCTTCTTTCTGGCTCTGGGAGAATCCATCGGATCGTAGTTGGGGTCTTCAGGGTGTAGTACATTCCAAGAATCTCTCATATACTGGATAGCCATAGTCATACAATCGACTTGGTCATCATGTGCAGCGTTGGGGAATGTGATTGCTTCATCGAATAGGTCAATAGACCAGTCTTTATTGCTGGGTATCCAGACCCTGCCAGACTCCATTAATGGTGTGGAAGCATAGACCCTACTAACTTTATCCCTGTCGGGTAAGTAATCTAAGACTGGCAGACCAGCCCTCCTCAGGTCTTGAAGTAATGATTGTCCTGATGCCTTCTTCTCAATGATACATATGTCTGGCCTGTACATGTCATACATCTCTTGAGCTTTTCTTCTCAGCTCTGGATATTCAAATCTATCCTTTATATTACTTAGGAGGATCATGTTGGATACGTAGGCTTCTGATCCTGCAGAGTCCTGCCCCATTTGACCAAAGATACCCCATGTTTGTATAACTGAGTAGTCGGCAGTCTTGGAAGTGGAGAAGGCTGTATCATATGTTTGCAGTATAAACTCACATGCTGGGGGTTCTTCTTCATCCCACCATTGAAACCATTTCTTCTTAATGATACCGCCCTCATCCGGTTGTGGGTCCTGCATGTATAGGGCGTTCCAGTATCGACTACCATTGGCAGCTTTGATTTCTTCTTCGTCTATCCTTAACATCTCATTTGACTTCCACTCTGGAAAGTATGATGATCCCTCTTCCATGTCCAGTAGTTCTGCAGCGTCCTCATCAAGCCATGCAGGTATCTTTATGACTTCCCACTTATTGGTCATGTTATTATCTGATTCTTGCTTTAGGAGCCATCCACAGATGTCATCATAGTGGTACCTAGTGTTGATTATTATTATAGCTCCGTTGGGCATGACACGGGTTCTTAAGCCTGATGGATACCATTCTTTGATGTATCGTCTACCGGCTTCTGAGAAGCTATCATCCTCCGACATTACATCATCAAGGATTGCTACGTGAGCGCCACGGCCTGCCAGCTTAGACCTTACACCGGCTGCATAGTATTTACCGCCTTTGCTGGTCATCCACTTACCGGCAGCTTTAACGTCTGCCCTTAGCTGTACACCATTAAACATTTCTTGGAAGTCTTCATCATTGACAATGTCCCTGACTGATCTGCCGAAGTCTGATGCTAGTTGATCTGAGTGGGACAGGGCCATGATCTCATGTGCTGGGTAGTGTCCCATATACCATGCAGGGAATAGCATGGAACATATGACTGACTTGGTACTACGGGGTGGTAGGAAGACCATCAATCGTTTACATTCACCTTCTACTACTGACTGCAACTTACTGCACAGTAGTTCAATATGTCTCCCCATTACGAAATCAGGGATCATCTTGGGTGCTTCTTTTCTTACAAAGGATAGGAAAGACTCTTGTGCTGCTAGGTCTACTCTGGGCTTTAAGGCATCCCTCAAAGCTAGGCAGTCCATCATGTTAGTCTTTGGGTTTTGAGTCAGAAAAGAACTTGATCCGGTGTCTGTGTTGTCGATCATCTATTAGGGATTCCATTTCCTCTGGGGTGTCGTAGGCTGCATCGACTAATAACTCCCTAAAGGCAATCATTTGATTGATACTTGACTGGTATGTATTTCTTAGGTAGTCATCTCTTACAGTCCTCCCCTGCATTTGGGGGACCATATTAAGTACATTGATAAACTCTGCAATAGTATTTGTAACTATTGCTGCAGCTGTCTCTGGATGTAGGTCTGAACAACCTGAATAGATAGGGGCTGACTCAGCCTTTTCAGATATAAAGTCTTTATAGGCTTGTAAGTTATCCATATACTTATAGTTATCAAGGATAGCGTCTAGGTCTGGTAGCTCATCTGTTAAGGGTTTCATAATATGATTGTCTCCATTCACCTCTATTACTGATCTTTGATAATTAATACCCTATCATAGGGGGAGACCATAATCAAGTAAATTAATTATAATTATTATTATTAATTAGTTTGTATCATTGAATCATCCATGATATTGTGCAGACATATTAGCCCTAAATAGATACCTAGACTAAGTAGACTATTTAGTCTCTACAGTCTCTAAAGATTGACTAGGTTATATAAACTACATAGGTCTTATATGTTTACCTATATAGAATAGTCTGTAATAGTGGTAGTAGTGTTATCTTAATAGATAACAATATAGATACTATATAGACTATGCTATCTATATAGGTCTCGCCGTTAAAATCCCTACACCCATACACCCATACATCTATATATTCATCCGTAAACCCCTATGACTATAGAGGCCCTATTAATTTACCTAGTTATAGAGGCCTTGTATTTTGTAGAATTTATAGGGGGGGTAGTATATATATATGTACACGGGCCACGTAGCTGCGGTGGGGTCTCGGAAGTGACTATATAGTTTCTCTAGAACTATATAGTCACAGTGTTGCTCCCAAGACACAGTAGACTTAATAGTCTACTGTGTCATTTTTGTCACAATCATAGCTCTTTAGAGCTACCCTAACACTAAAGTGTTGCAGAAATACCACAGTAGGCCTCGCGAGTTATGATGATCACAGGCCCACCCCCGCATATGTAGTTTACTTAGTCGCGGATGATGCGCGAGGCTCAGAAATCTGGTGTGGTAATTATGCCACAGTTATTCCTTAACTCTATAGAGTTATCAGACAACCCAGACTATACAACCTATCCCCTTAAAACCTAAGAGGTTTCTGGCGTTACAACCCATGTCTTCCCAAGTAAGAATACCTGCCAAGATTACAAAAGGGTTGACGAGGTTTTCAAAAGGCTATATATATCATCTTTTTAACAATTAGCTAGTTCTTACGAAGCTCATTGTATTAAAAAGATAGATATATTAGAAAGGAATTATAGTATGGCTGGTCTTTGTTGGGAAGGTTCTGAGATGGTTTTAACCGAGGAAGCTGAGAAGGATATGGTTCAGAATGAAGCTTGTCATTGTGAGAACTTCTTCTATCAAATGGAGACCATCGAAGAGCGTCTTTTAGACGCTATAAAAATTGGTAGGTTTACCTATGGTAATCAAGTCAACAAAGCCATGTTAATGGCTGAGTTGGAAGGTCTTTTAGATTCTGCTATAGCAGACTATGGCAAGGAAATATAAACTATAATATATCTACTTAATACTAATAAGGTAGTTCTTACGAACCTTATTAGCTTATTAAGTTAGATATTATAAAGGATTATTAATAATGGAAGATGTAGTTAGTCCAGTTGAGGATTTTATATTCCCTAAAGGGTATGTTGAAATCCACTGTGGTCTCCATATCTATGATATTGAAGACCCTGATGAAGCAAAGCTTCAGCATTTAGTCAATCAAACCTTTGGTTTTGATGATGGCTGGCCCAGACGCTGGGTAGAGTTAGTAAGTCTTAACTTACTTGACGGTTCAATTACAATTCTCGATTGTTCTTGACAAGGTATAATATATCTAGTAAGTAATAACTAGGGTAGTTCTTACGAACCTAGTTATCTTACTTACTTAGATATTATAAAACTTAAACAAAAGGATTATTAACTATGGATATTTCAGCAATCGAACTTCATGAATTAAACTTCCAACTATGGATGGCTAATAAGCCAATCGAAGTTTCAACTTCCAGTGGGTCTATTGATACCCATAACACCGATACCGGTGAACATCTCGACAGTTTTGAGACTGTCGTTGAAGCAACATTCGCTTTACTACTTAAACCCATATCGGTATGAGTATCTTATTAATTATCTTGGGCATTGGAACCTTCATAATAGTAGGTTCTATCCTTCAATCCTCCAACAAATTTTAAATATATAATATATCTAGTTAATAATTGATAGGGTAGTTCTTACGAACCTATCAATCTTATTAACTTAGATATTATAAAACTTAA